TTGCGTTGCGCGGCCAAACGCTGATTCTGCATTTGATCGGTGGTGATCTGATTTTGATAGAGATCCCGCAGCCGCTGCAGCCCGGACATCAGACTGGTCGGATTGTTCTGCGCGGTTGGGATGAAAGTGTTGAAAAATGAATTGTACGGCATTAGGTGATCTCCCTTCCGCTGGCCGAGATCGTCAGGCTGGTGGCCGCGCTTGCCAAGGTGCTGATGAAACCGCTGACCTCCAATGTCTGCCCGACGAGTTCGGGGCAGGTATAGCACTCACTCGGCGCAATGGCGCGTGTCTTGATAATCAAATTGGAATTTGATGCCGCGCCGCCGCTTGCAACTAAATTCACGGAAAAATTAACATTGCTTGTCGATGTATTGGTCACCGTGAATTTATCGATAATCGTTTTGCAATTGGTCGCGGTGTACTGCGTCGTCTGAGCATTTTCGGCCTGTTTGCGCGGGATGATGTTTAAAATTGTTACGGCCATTATTTAGCTGTCTCCTGTCTACTGCCGATGGTGTCTATTTGATAATGGCTATCTATAAATTGGACATATACTTCACCGGCATACTCGTTTGCGCTCGCCGCTCGTTTGCGCTCGCCGCGATGCGGGTCAATTTGCATTTATAAATTGTGGAGGTTGTCGTATTTACTGCCGGTATGGTGGCGATATCGAAAAGCTTATGGCTATTGGTGTAATCCGCGGCGATGATATGCTCCGCAGTAAACGGGCTGCCGGTCGGAACGGCCCAGCTACCGTCAATGGGCGCGGCGATGACATCCAGCTGAAATTGAAATTGATCCGGCGTTGCGCTTCCGTCGGTGGGCGTCATGAAATGGATATGGTTATCCAGAATCGTGCTGAGCTTCATTTTATGACTGGTTTGCACTTCGAAATAGAGATAATCATTCAGTGCGAATCCAAGAACCGGGAAAGTCACCCCGCCGCCGATCCCGTGATTATAGAGCCTGTAGGTCGGCGCGTTGGCGGCCGGGATGAAGATATTTGAAATGCTGACCTGCAGATCGTTCCAAACGGGAGTTTGCAGCTCAAGCGTTTTTGCGGTTCCGGTAATGATATTTAGATCACTGGCGGCGACTTCATCGGTTTTGATATTCAGGTCGGTGCCGTCGTAATAAATCGACGAATCGACGCTGGCGCCGAAATATAATTTTATATTGTCGCCGTTAAGTCTGCCGCCGACGTTGATGGTGATGGTATCCACCGTGATATCCGACGTATTTTCCCAGCGGCTGTTGGCGGCATCCCAGGCAATAAGATCGTTATCCGCCAGGCTTGCGATATAAACGTCATGCAGCGAAGAGAGATAGTCGCCCCATGTCGGGCGCACGAAAAGAGATCCCACATTTGCATCACTGTAGACGACGGAGGCTACAAGAATTTTAGGGTTTGGAGAGGTCGGCGGGATAAGCGTCAATTCTCCGGCGGTGGTGGATAGGTAAAGTAAATCGCCGTCATTCCAAACTTCACCCACCGGTGTGCCCGTGGTGTCGATCCCGCGAACCAGCCCGAATGACGTAACATAGCCGAAATCATTATTAGGTAAATCCTGAGTCGCCAACCCCATAAAATACTCGGCCGGGATTGCCACGTCGCTTTGGGCGAGATCAATTTGAAGCTTTCCCGACGCCCCGATACTTCCCGCGAACATGACCGGCTGCCCGTTGGCGATATCACCGCCCGATACGTTCTTGGCATAGTAATGCTGCTCTTGGCCGAGCTGGAGAACAACGCCGTTATAAAGTCCTAGGTTTAATGTAGCGTCATTGATATTCCAGAGAAATCGGCCCGGAATATCAATTTCAGTGGCATTGTTAACGTTGAAATCGATGTAGTCACGGTTTGAAAAATTATGTTTGTCATTATCCGGCGGCGCTAAATCCTGAAGCTTTTTCAAAAGTCCCAGAGAGTCGGATACTTCATTGATTTTTGCCTGCAGCGTGGCCAGGTTGTTATTGATCTCCTGCTTTAATTCCGACACCATAGCCAAGGCCGACTTAGCGGTGGCGAGCGCCCCCTCGCTGTTGTTTGCAATTGACTCCGGGAGATCTTCCCCCACCATGCGAAACAGGATTTCAAAGCGCCGAATCGTTTCATGATTGGCAATGAATTCTGAAAGTTGTTGTCGTGTCGGTGGCAGAATCTCGGTCAATATAAAAGCCTTTCAAGTTGCGCTTCCAACCGTGCAAAGGAAATATGGCTGTCACTATTGCCCCTGAATTTCTGAATCCTGAAATTACGGAACGCCCCTTGCTGAAACCAGACCAGGCGCTTGGTCCGGTTGCCTTGCAAGCCGGCGCTGATCATCCACTCCTGACTCCAGGTTTCACCGTCGAGGGAATAACTTGTCCAGATGGTCGGATCGATGCCGAGAGCATTTCTTCCCGGCAGGCCGACCAGCTCCAGCTCGTTGATAATGGCCCCCCGGCTTTCGGCGTAAATAATTTTGGTTTGAAAATTCCAATCCCGGCTTTGCTCCCAAACGGTAGACACTGAGTTATCAAAGTAGCCGATCTCTCCATCTTCGTTGCCTACGATCCATTTATCGTAGGCCCAACAAAGATTTTTGGGGCCGCTGTCGATGGTGAACCAAACCGGCGTCTGCGTTACGGTGCTGGCGTTGCCGTCATAGATCAAAATCTTGTCGGGCAGACGGATCCAAAGATGATTGTAGTTTTCGCCGCTTCTAACTTCGAGGACCACATCCTTGAGCTGATCTTCGGTGTACTCCTGCAAAATCAAATCGATCTCGCGGGTGGCCAGCTTTTGGGTTTGGGCATTGATGCCGATCCAGACCGAGGGGCTTTCATTCTTGCCGCTTCCCAAAAATGCAATGCGATCCATGAAGACACACTTGGCATGGGTTCCAATGGCGCCGCGATACATGCGGCTACCGTCGATGCGGGCAAAAGGAAACAGCGCACCGCCCTTATTATAAAATGCTTCGATGGTATAGCGGTTGATTGCATATACTTCATTATTGAGTTTTAGAAGTCCGACAACCGGATCAGGATCAATTTCGCTGGACCCATATTTCAGATTATTGACCGAAAACGGATCTCCCAAATCGGTTACGACCAGAAACTCTCCGTCGGTGGTCATGAAATAGCCGTCGATGAAAATCACGTCCAGCACGTCGCCCAGGTCGGTATCGGTGACCTGCTCGACCCGGTTGTGCGGAAAAGCCGCATCCGGGCCGCCATAGAGATAGAGATTTCTTCCTGATACGAAAGCGAGATAGTCAAAGCTATAGGTCATGGTGCAATGGCCGCTGTCATGGTGCAATGGCCGCTACCGCTCACGGTGATGGCCGGATCTTTGTCCAATGGATAAATGAATCCGTTTGCGTCAACAATGCAGAGATTATCCGCCATGACCCGGTAGCAGATATCCCGCCAGTTAATGGCCCCACGGTCGTCGCCGAGTCCTGCCGTGGTTACGACCGCAGAGCCGTATTGATTCGAAGGCGGCGTCTGCTCGGGAAAATAACTTACCCCATCGGCCGGCCGCAAATACCCCGGCGTGATCCCCTGATCCAAGGGAACGGGAATCATGTTATGCGGATACTGTTGCCGGTAGTCCGCATTTTCCGAGGTATAAATGCCGGATAGAATGGGGATTTGCATTAGGCTACATTCATTCCGTGCCAGGCGGTGCCGTCGCAGAAGAAAAAGCCGAACTCTGTTGTGGCGATCGTGTCCACGGTCGTCACGCCGGAGTCGTCTTTAACTACGATGTCTTCACCGCCCGTGTTAAAAATCCAGAGCACAAGGCCGGGAACGTCCGCTTCCGGCGGTAGTTCAAGATCTTCTCCCGCGCCTGAACTATTTGGATCAACCCGCATGATATTCGAGGTCAGCAGGGTGCCTGCGGTCGTGCCGGGATTAACCGTCAATTGAACCGTGGCATCGGACATATCCAGTACTTGCGCCGCATTATATGCGAAAAGACCGGCGGCTTTAATCTGTCCGGCCGCTCCGTTGGTCGATCCGGTGGAGGCGCCGCCGCTACCCGGTGTCAGGGTGATATTCGCTCCCGCGCCGCCGACGCCCGAAGCAACGTCTGTTGCTGCCCCTCCGCTTCCGGCGGTTATGGTTACTGCGCCGCCGGCGCCACCGATTCCAGCCGCTCCGGTTGCGGCAGCACCTGCAGCGGCAACCAAACTTGCCGCGCCGCCGGTTCCGCCGGTTCCGGTAGTATGCGCCGCCGCCGCGCCGCCGGTCACACTGGCCGCTCCGCCCGTTGCCCCGGCCCCGGTTCCCGCGCCACCGGTAGCACTCACCGCGCCGCCGGTCCCGGAAGT